AAAATGCCAGCACCAGTAGCAGCTGCAGCAATACCATTAGCAGGAAAACTAATGCCACTACTAGCCAAGGTAGGAGCAGTCAAATTACCTTTATTACTTAGAGGAGCTGGTATAGCAGCTGGAGCAGCACCAGGTTTAAGTCGTGGCAATCTAGGACAAGCTTTAGTTGGAGGCGGACTTGGAGCTTTAGGAACTGCTGGATTAGGAGGAGTGACAACAGGTTTAGCTGGTAAAGCAGGATTACAGGCAGCAAGAATGGCAGGTTCTAAAGGTTTCGGGGCTACGGCTGCTGGAATTTTAGGTAGAGCTGCTGTTCCACTTGGAATAGGAGCACTTGCAGGAGGATCAACAGCTGGTCTTTTAGGAGGAGGAACTGGTAATGTAGGTAGAGGTGCATTAAGTTTAGGTGGATATGGAATAACAGGAGGAGAAGGAATGGGAGTTGGCGGTACTCCACTACCTCCAGGAATGAGTCCGTATGGAGGAATATCTCCTATGGGTGATCCTTTAAGTGTACTAAGTCCTTTAGGTTTAGATGCAGGTAGAAGATTAAGATCAGTTAAAGATGCTGAGACATTGAGAGATGCCACAAATATACTTCTTCCTACAGTCAGGAAGTTCTCTGAACAGGCTAAGAGAGATGATTTTGCTAGAGATATGGCTAGTGCTGGGATAAAACAGAATATTCTTACAAATGCAGCTCTTACTGAAAATATGCAGAGAGCTGGACTTAACATGGGAATGAATGCTGCACAGCAAGCTGGGCAGGCTCTAACTGCAAGATACAATTATTAATTATGTCAAAGCATACATTATCTGGAACTGATCTCTCAAGTGGTACAAGAGTGAATCAAACTTTTGAGATTAATGACGAAAATGAAAACGTAAAAAGACCTAAAAATTTCAAAACTCTTAAAGATATTAAAGATTTTTATGGAGTTGGATTAGATACTCCTTTACCAGATTTTGATGGTCTTACTCTTAATCAATTAAAAAAAGAATTTGGTCATTCACAGTTACCAGAAGGAACTGAGTTTTATGAAGGTGGTTTTTTAGATGTCGTAAAGCCAGGAACAGTATTAGATAAAAATAGACCAAAAGGTTTATTAAGACCTCTAGCTAGTTTTGCGGATTTAGTTTTAGAGCCTTTTAACACTGATTTTGATAAATTAGGTTATATGGGAGAAGGTAGATATGAAGATTTTATGGGAGTCAAAGGTTTAGGTGATAAAGAAATAAAGTCAGAAGATATTGATCAAGATGATTTATCCAAATATTTATTACCTAGTGCATTTCAAAAAAAAGCTGAGAATGTTTTAGATACAGCCTTTCCAAAAGAATTACCTTCTCAAGACGAAATTACTAAGGAGTCAATAAAATTAGAGACAGATAGAAGAGAAGTTTTTGATCAGCTAGATAAAAAGAAGAGAAGAGAACAGGCAATAGAAACTTTAGTTACAAATACAGCATCTATACCTGTTTACACAAGGTTATTAGAGGATGCAGCTAAAAGAAGATTAGAACTAGATAAGGCAATGTTAGGTGCTAGAGAAATGATGCCATCTAATATTCAAAATATAATGTTATCAAAACAAGCACAACAACAAATGGCATCTTCTGCTTTTGCAGAGGAAGCTAAAGCCTTAGCTGCACAGCAAGATGCTGCTACAAGATTTGCAGGTCTTGGAATGGAGCGTCGATTTGGCTAATCTAAAATAAAAGAGTTATGAGAGGTACAGCATCATGATGGGAGGAGGATCCCCACCACCACCACAGATAATATATCCACCAGCTGCTCCACCACCAGCTCCTACTACGCAGGTTCCAACTCAAGCTCTTGCTAGTCAATCTGCTTTAAATGAAGTAAGTGGAAAACAGCAAAGACTGAATATGGAGTTAGGTGCTCAATTGGATAGAACTAATGCAGAATTCTTTACTGGTCAGGATATTCGTCGTGGTCAGGCTGCTGCTGCCGAAGATCGGTTGACTGTTTCTAAAACAGCGGAAGAAAATCGTTCTCTTCAGAGAGTTGCTGGTCAAGAGGCTCGTGCCCAGACTGCAGAAACTGGTTTACAGTACAGAAGAGGACTAGAGACAGCAGGAGAACAAGATAGAGCGTTGACAAGAGAGACAGGTAAGGAACAGAGAACAACAGACTTGCAAAGAGAGATGTTCCGTCGCTATAAAGAGAATAGAGATTTCGAACAGGCTCAGAGCCAATACAGAACATGAAGAAATGGATTCAGACTTTATCTAACAAAGATCGTGAATCCTTTCTTGAATTTTGTAAAAAAGCAAGTTCTCCAATACAAATATATTTATTTTCCCGTTTTTTAGGTTTTCAAGGGACAGTTGTGGAATGCAACGAATGGTCTACGAAAGAATTTAAAAAACGAAATTTTAATGTAGTTTTAGAATCTGAAATAGACAATATGCAGATTGATATAAATAAATTACGTGATGCAATTGATATGGGAATTGTTAAACAGGATATGGGTGCAGCAAGAATAGCGATGCTTCAAAAAGAATTACGTGGAGCTATAAAACAAATAGAAGATAAAAAGATTTTACAAGATAAACAAGGTTTAATTTTAGCTGGTGCTGATAGAGCATTACGTGAGATGTTATCTATCTTTAGAGATGATCCTATTGAAGGACCTTTACAGGAAGCATCAATGGGAGTCTGGACAAAAATTCTTCAGGAAGAATCTTAAGCAAAAGTACGCTAAGCTACGTTTATGGCAGGTACAAGTATTTACAGCGTCTACAGGCGTACAGCCAGGGCGGCTGCAAAACAACAAGTAGTTAAGAAAACTTCTAATGTTGATATAGAAAAAGCTAGAAAAAATTTTGCATATTTTTGTGATGTTGTAGGGGGAAAGCCTCCTGCGAAACACCACCTTGAGTGGCACAAATATCTTTGCACAGGAGATGATAGTGAATGTCTAAAAAGTATTGCTGGTCCTAATATCGATATACTGGCTCCTAGAGGATCTGCTAAATCTACTGTATTAGGTTTATATACGGCATGGTCAATTGGCATTCATGCTTTAAATAAAATGCCATTAAAAATTTTATATATTTCTTACACAGTAGATGTAGCTAGACCAAAAAGTGCAGCAATAAAAAGAATAATTGATGAAAGTAAAATTTATAAAGAAATTTTCCCTATGGTAAAAATTGCTAAGGGAATAAATTCTAATGAATATTGGAGTATAGATTGGAAGTTTGCAGGAATAAAATCTACTGGTGAAGAAGAATTTAGTGTTTGTTGTGCAGGACTGAAAGGTGCTGTTACATCGAAAAGATCACATCTCTGCATAATTGATGACGCAATAAAAAGTGCTGATGATATTAAAAATAAAGATATTCGTCAAGCTATGGAAGATAACTGGAATGCCGTTATTGTTCCTACCATGTTTGAAGGTGCAAGAGCTATTTGTTTAGGAACTAGATTTAGACATGACGATATTCATAGTAGTACTTTTCTTCCTGCTAATGGTTGGAAACAAATAGTACAATCTGCGATAACTGTAGATAAAGAAGGAGAAGAAATATCGTACTGGCCTGACATGTGGTCTTTAGATTATCTAAGTCAAAGAAGAAGAATTGCTCCAATGGCTTTTAGTTTTCAATATCAGAATCAAGTTGTCCAAACTAGTGAATTATCTCTATCTCCAGACTTAATTGTCAAAGGAACTATATCTACAGATTTTGATGCTTTAGGAGTTGGAGTAGATTTATCCGCTGGAGTTAGAGAAAGAAATGACTATACAGTTTTTGTTATGGGTGGGAGAGTAAAAGATAAAGTTCATATTATAGATTGCAAACGAGTTAGGGTGATGGGAAATTTAGAAAAATTAGAACTTTTGATGGAAATGATGGAAGAGTGGGGAGTAATTATGAAAGATGGTAAAAATTACTTTCCTACAGGTAATTCATTACACATATGGTCTGAAGCAGTTGCATATCAAGCTTCTTTAGAAGCAGACTTTAAAAGAATATGTCAAACAGAACAAGGTTTATACAATTTAATTTGGCATCCAGTAAAAGGTTTCCGTGGAGATAAAGTTGCAAGATTTCGTGGAATTATGGGACTTTTTGAACAAAGAAAAATTATTTTTAATAAGTATCGTAAGTTTGGTGCTCTTACAGATGAGATAGTTAATTTTGGAGTTAGCTCACATGATGATTGCGTAGACGCTCTAGTTTGGCTATGTAATGG